AGTAGTGTGCTCCTATCTACAAATCTATACAATTGCTGTTATTTGCCCTAACCCTAATTAACCCTAATTCAATTTTGTAGATTTGGAATTTAGATTTCTACCCTAACAAAATTACTACTTTTAAGCTCAATCAAATTCTAAGTTGCCCCTCCCACCATCTTTCTTCATCATCTGCACAAATTCCGAGAAATCTCGTTGAGTTTCTAATTTGGAATTTATTAGTGCTAAACATTTTTTCTTGAAATTATCCATCATTACATTCCAAGGAGGTATTCTAGTAGCTGGTAGGTTGTTGATAAATTCTCTGTACATCACCCAGTTCACTTCTCTATTGATAGGATTATCAACAAAGCATTTAGGTATGTCAAATGAATGGTACATGTGATCCATTCCATTCTTTATCAAGCAAATATGTATGCACCTGTCAATAACTGTTGACCATTCATTAGTCCTTAGGATCTTTATTAGTGATACTATTGCTTCCAGACAACCTAAATTCTCTGGGGATACAAATCCATTTGTGCTGAAAGTAAAAGCTTCCTCAAATGTTGCAGTTTCTCTATCTATCAATTGCTTTATTGCATTTCTGTAAGTCATATGGCTTTCGCCACGTTTAGAGTAATATATGTTAAATATTGGTGTTGAATGTATAGATTCTCCTTCCGTAAAGTTCATGGGGTCGTCAGATAAGAATTCTAATCCATCATCTATGTCTTCAGAACCCTCGCAACAAATCAACTTGGAGAATGATATCAAATTGCTGTTCCTAATATTGTCGTAGTTTAGATTTAGTAGATCCTGTGATTTCATCAGTTCTGTGAGGTCTAAGAGACCTGTTTTTATAGGAGGTCCATCAAAAGAGACCATTTTGCTAAAGTGTGCTTTCTTTATAGTTGCAAATTCATCTAGCCCAACTTTAATTCTCGATAATGTGAACACATCATTATTTAAGAAATCTAACTTCCTTATCAATATCCTCTGGTCTCCATCAACCTCGGCCACATTAACAACACACACAGGTGTTATTTCATTAAAGATTCTAGTTCTTATAGCCATATGCTCTTCATTCCTCCTTGTTATTGATTCGTGTGAATGTATCTGGTACACATATTGGTGCCTGTCTTTCTTCCTGAAAGTGATATAATAATTACCTGGGTAGGTTGGTATTTTTGTCATGTTCTCAAATTTTAATCCATGTCTTGCACTTAGTAGCTTCCTACCACTTATGGTTATATTCTCTGGTGTTTTTCTTGTAATGCAGAGCTCTGCATAAGTTAGTTTGTTATCCTCACCTATTATAGTGATAGATCTGTTATAACCTGTTATAGTCAAGTTTATGACCCCCATATCAAGATGTCGTGATGTTTGCCAATCATTCCAGGTTACCCTTTCATGGCTTTTCATAGCATCGTACTTGTCTAGGTCTGCTTGCTTGAGGTCCCCAGTTCTGAAAAGTAATGGGATGAAGTCTGTCCTGTTATGCCCATTCTTGATAATATCATATAGTTTATGAACTCTAACATCCTTATAGCTGAATTGCTCCATGACTAATTGCAAGAATGCAGATCTAGATGAGGCTTCTATGAATGAGTCTGCAAAATGCACTATCAACTTGAAACATTCAAAGGCTATATTTTGTTCACTCGTGGCATTGTGTTGCATGATAGCTTTGTGCCCACCTGATAATATCTGTTTTAAATAATGTACAGTGTACCACTCTTTATCCTTTATTAAATTCCCTTGCATGAGAGCACAAAAATCAGTTGTTGTGTATGCTTTTGCAGGAAGGATGAAGACTTTGATTTTGTGCTCTGTGGACTTAACGTACTCATAACATACTTGATAAAACCTAGTCATTTCTTTTAACTCAAAGACAATGTCTCTCTGGCCCTTTTCTGCTTCATTTTGGGCTATCCTTAATTTCATTTTTTCTTCTAGACCTGTATTCTCTACAAATTCTTTCAAATGCACTAAGTCTCTAGCCATCTCGGTTGGGTCAGCTCCCTGGACATCTGGATTGTTTTTGCTGTACGCTCTTAATACTAATGCTGGAGAATGGTGTATAAGTTTCAAATTTCTAAATTCTGGCATAGTGGAGCATGACATTCCCATTCTTTTCTGGGGACTGCCATAAATTGACAGAACATGGGTGTTTGCTATTGTTATCATTAGTGGGTCATTGAGTATAATATATGAATATATAACTTGTATATCTTCATTTGTTAATGCGAGTGAAGATAAATCCTTCATCAGCATCCTATAAGCCTCTGTGAACGTTACTTTTCCCAATATATCTGGCTCTTTTTCTATAGCTCTACTATCATGTAGATTTATGTATTTGTCTCTTATCCCGGAAAAATCTATAACTGGTTTATGTGAGAACAAGATCTGCTCAATAAATAACTGAGCAGGGTTTTGGATTGATAGACTTTCCTTGAACCTCTTGGAGTTGTATCGAAAGATAACAGACTCCATATAATCTTTGGAATCCTCTCCTTTAGTAACTAACAACTCAGGCTTCTCTAATAGATATGCAAACAATTCTTCCATCCCTCCAGGAGCTGATAATCTATCTTGATACTTGCTAAATGAGTATAATTTCCTTAAACTACCTGCGGTTGTAAATTTCCTAGGTGTCAGCAATGATCTCCCTCTCATGTCACTTGTTTCCCCCATTATATCATTAGGATCCATTTCTGCATCTAGGACCAAGAATCTTAGTATCTTAAGTCTGAATATTTCATTGTCTGTCAAATCTTCAACTTTCCATGATCTTACCTCTGCTATTTGATTAACTACAGACTCTCTCTTCATCATAACTGGTGTGTATTTATTCAACAAGTTAATTAAGAAGTTCAAGTTCCCAGCCTCTAATCCAACAGTGCTAATCATAGATAATGGTGCATCTAAGATCCCATTCAATTCTATAGGTATTTCCCTTCGGGTTTCAGCTGGAAAATAATCAATAGGGTCATTAGATTGGCCGGGTAGCATATTGTAGGTCAAATAAGTCATCCAGTGGCTTATAGCTATGGAAACCCATGCTAAGCTTGGTGGGCAGCCATGCTTTATTGCTGTTTGTGCAGAAGATATCCTACTGGCGAGATCCTCGTAAGGCCCTATATAGGCACAATCTCCTACAGAGGTCAGTAAGAAACGACCATATATTGAAAAGGGTTCACCATATAGATTAAATAAAGATACAAATTCTTTTATACAATTAGTTACATATGTTTTCTTCATATTAGCTTGACATCCAAAGGTTAAGCATGATTTTTCAAACTCTCTCATTGCAAAATCTATTAGTATCTCATTGGTTGTCTTGTCCTGCACTATTGTTATAGACGTTTGGTTATCATCGGAATGGACTAATGAATTAACCAGTATTGAACCATCTAACAGAGTTATTGCTTCTTTTAGAATATCTTTATACACAGACATAGCACAGCTGTGAACATAACTAGATGTGTAATTAAAGTTTCCCTGCAGCCAATTTCTTTTTATAGGTACTGTATTAGTGTTCAATTGATTTGTCATAGTGGATATTATATCATTTTGGTATGTTATCTTCTGATCAAGTAAATTAAATAGTAGCTCATCAGGCAAAATAAGTTCTTTCTGCATATAGTTGCACATGAAGAACAAGATCCTTTCTTTCTCTTGCGGGTACAATATTGGGTCTAATGCAATCAGCCAAAAGTATTTGTAGAACACATCTTGGGCGCTCCATTTGGACATGTCTGCATTTATTTCCATCTTTAATCCTCTTGATTTTCCTCTGGATAACTTTTCTATCCTTTCTATATTATCCTCAAAGTTTTCTGATGCTAAAGCGCTTATTGCTTCATCTATATCTCTATTCTTTTGCCTTGTAGTTTCTACTAGGAATCTAATTTCTTGCTCTGACTTTTGTTCAAGTACCTTAAGTTTTCCATCACCTGGTTCAGATATCATTTCGTCTGGGTTCAACTTGCACCTCTCTTTTGCAATTCTCTCAACAGCATACATACACATTTTGGCTTCGTACTCTCCTACAAATATTTCCCTATCCTTTGAGGTCTTTTGCCCCTTGTTAAAGAAAGTGAAGTAGAATTTCTTATGATTCACCATCATATCCATTATCTGCTCTATTACAGGCTTATCACTTAGAACTTTCGTATCTAATAATTCATATAATCTGTCAAAAACCTTAGTTGATATATAATCTGTATAGTTAGGCATAGCTTCTCTGAGCATATTGTAGTTGCAATGTCCAACCTCCAAGTTGACCTGCTCATCTGTTACAAAGATAGGGTTTGCTAGTCTTCTTTTCCGACTTTCGTTTTCTAAAAGTTTCCTTTGTTTAGCATTCTGGAGCTCCTTCTCTTTTCTAAAATCTCCTATTTTTAAGCAAGATTTTGAACTTGTGAAAGTTGATATTGTAGTGATGGATCTCCGGAAATTATTCCTGTTTTCTATTCTATTCCTAAGATGATTGTGTCTAGACGTGTCAGCTAACAAATTCTTGCACAATGAGTGAATTAGGATTTTCAAATTGACTGTCTGCTTGGTGCAATTGGTTGACCATATTTCAGTAATATTCTCCCTTTGGTCACTTTCTATTTCTAATATGGTTTTTGCAAGGTCCACCATCACATGATGTTTCTCATGCAGGCCCTTAGCATTAAAATAAAATGGTAGATAAACTTGTGTCAGATACTCTTTAAGGGTAACACTTCCTGGGAACCATATGCTTACTAATTCCCTATTATCTTTTATTCCTTTCTGTGTAATATCGTAATCAGATAAGTAAATATCCCTTAATTGAACCCTTTCTCTTTGACCATAGGCATCAAAGCAAGCATTCTTAATTAGTTTTGTCATATAAACACTGAATAATGTTTTTGTGTATGGTGAGAACTTTTCAGCAATGTATGCCTTAATATTACTAGAGATGGCAAGTGAATTCATTATCATGTACCTAGCAGGTTCTGTAAGGGACAGAACACTCTTTGTTATAGATAAGCTGGTATATATAGAGAAATTCATTACGTCATTCATGACTAATGTAGGGTTTTCATGTTTGAATAACAGGCAGGTTGTTAAGAATAATCCGGGAGATGAGACTATTCGTTGGCATCTTTCCTTATCTAATCTAATAGCTCGGGAAATTGAGATATATCCATTCATGCACTTGAAGGTGCCATGCAGACATCCTGGGTTCAATACATTGTTCTCCTCTTTGTGCAATACTACAATGCTATACACTACTGTCGCCTTTCTTGTTTTTATATCGGCAGAAGGGAATACTATTGCGAAGACATTATTATTAGCGCACATTGCTACTCTAAATGTGTTGTGCCTATTATATTGAGAAACTGATAATATATTTTTCATTAAGGTAGAAAAATCTGAAATACATTGCCAATACCTTGTTTCAAATATCTGATACATGTTCTCATATGTATCTTTATTGCAGTCCTTAATTCTTAAACCAAACTCATTTAATATGAAATTATCACTTTTCAGGCCACTAGGCCTTGATAGTATCCTTTTTGTTTGTTCCATCATAGTTAGACTAGCTAGATATACATTTTCATCATCAAAATCCAATATTGTAGGTTTAGAATTATCAATATCATCTAGCATTTTGTTTTTGAATTGTTTGTGCTTACCTATTCCGCAAAAGTTCTTAAGTAGCTTGATTCTATCATTTTTATCTATTATTTCGTTGTTAACCATAAACTGTTGCTCCCATAACACTAGAGCGGTGTTTATCTGTTTGGGTTCTAATTTTTTATTCATAACTTGCTTCCAAGAGGCCCTTGCCTTGCTTTTTAAATTCTCACAATGTGATTCATACTCTGTTGCTCTATCGCCTATGTCCATCATTCTTCCAAGTGATTTGAATGCTTCAGTATATGTAGACAAGCCTTTGATGCTTTGCAAAGATTTGGACAACAAAATTAGTTTAAAGGTCGAATTGTTGCTATTCCCAGGATTATGAGGGCCCCATATGAAGTGGATACTTGGTTTTTGCTCATGCAAGGACTTAGTTACATTTCTCTGTTCATGGACTCGTTCTATCATCAAATCCCATCCCTCACTTATTTCATTTTTATTTGGTTGCTTATAAAAGCCTGTTGCAAGGAATATATCTTTTGCAGATTTGGTTATGAAATCAGAGTAATCTTTTTTTGTATATTCTCTTACCTTTATCAGGTTAGTATTCCACCTTTCTGATTCGTAAGCATTAAACTTCACAGACTCTTCAAAGAGCCGCCTCTCAGGGACTGGCATGCTCATTTTGAATTCTTTGTATATTGGGTGCTTCCAGAATTCAGGACAGCCCTCCTTGCACCATGGGGCAGTCAATGTAAAGTCACCATGTGACACTTTAAGAAGGAATTCCTCATCATCACCAAATTTCTCGTAAAGTAGTTGTTTCAGGTCAAAAAATTGGTTGAAGTTTATGTCAACAACTAATGCTGGGTATAGCTCTTTAAACCTGTTGGAACTTATATGTAATTCTTTGCTTACAGGGTCTATTCTTATTATTACTATTTCTATCTCAATATTCATTCTCCTAGATATGTCTCTGGTTAACTCATAATATTTATCATAGGTTATCATACTACTCTCATTAGAAACAGACACCTTATAGTCTATCAAATACAATATATTGTCTATATATAGATAATTATCTGGAGTTATATGGGGAGCATCTACTGTTAAGGGGTCTGCTTCTGGTCTAATGTCTAAGATTATGTCTATGAAGGGTACATCATTTCTATACTCTATGTTTAATGATTTACTCAGTTCTTTCCCAAAATAATCATGTCTAGCCATTAATAGGTCTACATCTATGTCTTTTGCAACGCATGCATCTCTTGCAGCATTAATCCTAGCAAGGAACTGCTGATACTCTTGGTGGTCCATGATGCTTATAGTGGTTCTTAACTGAAGTTTTTGTAAGTTTTGTAGATAGGAGCACACTACT